TGTATCTTCAATGGAGCAAGATTGATGTAGGTGCTCCAGACTTCAGGGAAGCAAATAGATTGTTCTTTATATTTTGGGAGGCTTGTAAGGTAGATAAAAGATGTTACGGGATGTGCTATCTTAAAAATAGACGATCTGGATTTTCTTTCATGTCAAGCGCAGAAACAGTTAATTTAGCCACTCTTGCAAGTGATAGTAGATATGGAGTGCTTTCTAAAACAGGTGCTGATGCAAAGAAGATGTTTACCGATAAAATAGTACCTATTAGTATAAACTATCCGTTTTTCTTTAAACCGATTCAAGATGGTATGGATCGACCTAAAACAGAACTTGCGTATAGAGTGCCGTCCACAAGGTTTACTAGAAAGAAGATTACAGTTAATGAAAAACTAGAAGAATTAAAAGGATTAGATACAACTATTGATTGGAAAAACACTGGAGACAATAGTTACGATGGTGAAAAATTAGCTTTATTAGTACATGATGAAGCTGGTAAATGGGAAAGACCTGAGAATATATTAAATAACTGGAGGGTTACAAAAACATGTTTACGATTAGGTAGTAGGATTATTGGTAAATGTATGATGGGATCCACCTCAAATGCTTTAGATAAAGGTGGAGAGAATTTTAAAAAACTATATAATGCCTCAGATGTCACAAAAAGAAATAGAAATGGTCAGACTAAGTCTGGATTATACTCTCTTTTTATCCCAATGGAATGGAACTACGAAGGATTTATTGACGAGTATGGAATTCCAGTCTTTAATACTCCTGATATCGACAGACTTGCACCAGACGGTGAACTAATAGATATAGGTGTAATAGATAATTGGCAAAATGAAGTTGATGGTCTAAAAGATGATCAAGATGGATTGAATGAGTTTTATCGTCAGTTCCCTAGAACCACAGAGCACGCATTTAGAGACGAGGCTAAAGGAAGTATATTTAACTTAGTTAAAATATACGAACAGATAGATTATAACGAAGAGATGTCTAGGACTCTAGGAATTACTCAAGGTAATTTTCAATGGGTAAGCGGAATTAAAGATTCAACAGTTATATTTTATCCAGATCCAAAGGGTAGATTTAAAGTTAGCTGGGTTCCACCTCAGCAATTACAGAATAGAGTGGTACTTAAAAATGGTATAAAATATCCTGGTAATGAACATATGGGGGCCTTTGGTTGCGACTCGTATGACATCTCAGGAACCGTAGATGGAGAAGGTTCTAAAGGAGCTTTGCATGGATTATCAAGGTTCAGTATGGAGGACGCTCCTGCGAATAGTTTCTTTTTAGAATACTTATCAAGACCACCTACGGCAGAAATGTTTTTTGAAGATGTTCTAATGGCATTAGTATTTTATGGAATGCCTATACTTGCAGAGAATAATAAACCTAGATTACTATATTATCTACGAAGAAGAGGATATAGAGGATTTAGTATGAATAGGCCAGATAAAATCTGGAACAAATTATCTGTAGCAGAAAAAGAAGTAGGTGGAATACCAAACTCTAGTGAAGATATAAAACAAGCTCATGCCGCTGCTATTGAAATGTATATACAAGATCACGTAGGCATGAAACAAGATGGAACATTTGGTGATTTATACTTTAATGAATTACTAAACGATTGGACTAGATTTGATATAAATAAAAGAACAAGGCATGATGCATCTATAAGTTCTGGTTTAGCTATTATGGCAAACAATAGACATTTGTATGCTCCAAATGCAAAAATAGAAAAACCACCTTTAAATATACATGTTTCTAAATATTCTAATGAAGGTGGTATGTCTAAAATAATTAAACAATAATATGAGAGGTAGAGTTAATAGTTATTTCCCAAGTCAAGTTGTTAGTGATGCGGAAAAAATAAGTTATGAGTATGGTTTAGAGGTTGCCCAAGCTATTGAGCAAGAGTGGTTCGGTAATGGAGGTAACAGTAGACATGGTCAAAGCCGAAACAATTTTCATAATTTAAGATTATACGCTAGAGGCGAGCAATCTATACAGAAATATAAGGATGAGTTATCTATAAATGGTGATTTGTCCTATTTAAATTTAGATTGGAAACCGGTTCCGATCATTTCTAAGTTTGTAGACATAGTTGTAAACGGTATGGCTGAGCGGTTATATGATATAAAAGCTTATTCTCAAGACGCGGCAGGTGTTAGTAAACGCACGCAACACATGGAAGACATCTTGAAAGACATGAAAATGAAAGAGTTTGATGCCGCGACTAAAGCAGCTATGAATATAGATTTATCTAAAACTGAACCAGAAAAACTTCCAGATTCAGAAGAAGAACTAGCACTACATATGCAACTTGATTATAAGCAAGCTGTTGAAATAGCAGAAGAGCAAGCTATAGCTACGTTATTAGAAGGTAGTAAATACGAGTTAATAAAGAAAAGATTTTTCTATGATTTAGCAGTTATAGGTATTGGAGCTACTAAAACAACTTTTAATACATCAGAAGGAGCTAAAGTAGAATATGTTGATCCAGCTAATTTAGTATACTCTCACTCTGATTCACCTTATTTTGAAGACGTGTATTATGTTGGTGAGGTAAAAAGCATACCTATTAATGAATTAGTTAAAGAATTTCCTTTCTTAGAAGAAAAAGATTTAGAAGAGATACAATCTAAAAACACTAGAAACTTTAGTTCAGGAAGACGTGGAGATGATGATGATAATAAAGTAGAAATCTTATACTTTAATTACAAAACCTATATGAATGAGGTTTACAAAGTTAAAGAAACTGGTAGTGGTTCTATGAAAATAATACCTAAAGACGATAAGTTTAACCCACCTGAACAAGTAGATTTTAAGTATTCAAAGCTTCAGAGAGCTATAGAGTGTTTATATGAAGGCGCTATTATACTTGGTACTGATAAATTGCTAAAGTGGGAGATGGCTAGAAACATGATGCGTACTAAGAGTGATTACACTAAAGTTAAGATGAATTATTCTATTGTAGCTCCTAGAATGTATGAAGGGAGAATTGATTCTCTAGTTAGCAAAATAACAGGGTTTGCTGATATGATACAATTAACTCATTTAAAAATACAACAAGTATTATCAAGAATGGTTCCAGATGGTGTTTATTTAGACGCAGATGGTTTGGCTGAAATAGATTTAGGAAATGGAACTAATTATAATCCGCAAGAAGCTTTAAATATGTTCTTCCAAACTGGTTCTGTTATTGGTAGATCATTTACTCAAGAAGGCGATCCAAACTCAGGGAAAACACCAATTACAGAAATATCAAATGGAGCAGGCGCTGGTAATAAAATACAAGCATTAACTAATAATTACAACTATTATCTACAAATGATAAGAGATGTAACCGGACTTAATGAAGCTGCTAGTGATAAACCAGATGCTAAATCTTTAGTTGGTATACAAAAAATGGCAGCTGCAAACTCTAACACGGCTACTAGACATATACTACAGTCTGGAATGTATTTGACAGCTGAAACTTGTGAGGCTTTATCGCTTAGAATATCTGATATATTAGAATACTCTCCAACGAAAGATGCTTTTATACAAGCTATAGGCATGCACAACGTGGCAACTTTGAAGGAGATGGCAGAGTTACATTTATATGATTTCGGTATATTCTTAGAATTAGCACCTGATGAAGAAGAAAAACAATTACTAGAAAATAACATTCAAGCTTCGATAACACAGGGTGGTATAGATTTAGAAGATGCTATTGATTTAAGAAACGTTAGAAACGTAAAATTAGCTAATCAAATGCTTAAAGTTATTAGAAAGAAAAAAGCAGAAGAAAAACACAAGCAAGAATTAGAGATGACCGAGGCTCAAGGAAAATCTCAAGCAGAAGCCTCTAAAGCAGCAGCTGAAGCTGAAACTCAAAAAGCTCAAGCCGCTCATCAATTAAATGTAGAATTAGAACAAACTAAAGGTCAAATTAAATCTCAGCAAATGCAAGAAGAAGCAGAGATTAAAAAAGAACTCATGCAAATGGAGTTTGATATTAATATGAAGCTTCAAAGAATGAACATGGAGGAGGTTGATATGAAGGAAACAAGAAAAGAAGATCGTAAAGACGATAGAACAAAAATGCAGGCATCACAACAAAGTGAACTTATAGATCAAAGATTAAACAAAAAAGCACCTAAAAAATTCGAATCCTCAGGTAATGATATCGTGAGTGGAGAATTTGGTTTAGGAGCATTTGGTCCTAAGTAGAATTATTAATTATTATTATATTATATTATGGAAGAAAAATTAGAAGAAGTAGTCGAAGAGACCACACAAGAAACAACTGAACAAGTTGAAGAACAAAAACCTGAATTGGATTTAAGTAAATTCGAAAGTGCTGATGATCCAGAGGTAATGAAGGTAGATTTAAGTATACCACCAACACCAAAAGAAGAAGAAAATGAAACTAAAGAAGATAACGCTGACGACAGCGGAGTGGTTGCAAGCACTGAAGATGCCGACGCCCCACAAGAACAAGAAGAAGTACAACCGGAAAGTGAAACACAAGAAACCCCAGTTGTAGAAGAAATTATTGAAGAAGATGTTGTTGTAGAAACAACTACTAATGAGGATAGTGTTAGTGAAACAACAGAGGTCAAAGCAACACTTCCTGAAAACATAGAAAAACTAGTTGAGTTTATGAACGAGACGGGTGGGAATATGGATGACTATGTAAAGCTCAATAAGAATTATGATGAGATGGATAATCAAGATATATTATATGAGTATTATAAGCAAACAAAACCTCATTTAAACAACGAAGAAATTAACTTCCTTATGGAAGATTCGTTCTCTTATGACGAAGATACAGATGACGAGAGAGATGTACGAAGAAAAAAACTAGCGCAAAAAGAGCAAGTTGCCAGCGCTAAAAGCCACTTAGACGGGCAAAAGTCTAAATACTATAATGAAATCAAAGCTAGTTCAAAACTCACGAGTGAGCAACAAGAAGCAATTGATTTTTATAGTAAACACAACAAAGAAGAAGCAGCAAATCAAAAGATAGCAGAAAAACAAAAATCTGATTTCTTAAATAAAACTGAAAATGTTTTTAACGACAAGTTCAAAGGTTTTGAATATAACGTCGGGGATAAGAAATTTAGATTTAATGTGAACAACGCTAATGAAGTTAAGGATACTCAAGGTGATATAAACAATTTCGTCAAAAAGTTTTTGAACGAAGACGGTGAAGTATCAGATGCTAAAGGTTATCATAAATCTTTATATACAGCAATGAACGCTGATGCTATA